GCGTTGTACTCATTTGCCCCAAGTGCGTTTGACGGCACATCGGGTGTAAACGACATATTTAAAAATGGAGTCCGAAGACGGGCGTAATCAGCCATGTTTTATCCTTGCTGAACCCAAGAAGTAGTTGATTCATCCCAATCATACATATTGCCGTCAGTAGGCATAGCAACGGGTGGAGTCCATTGGCAAGTGTCTTCTACCAAAGTCCAACTTGGGTATGGTTTTGGAGGTATAAATGCGTCACGTTGTGCATCATAGATATACCCAATTCCTGCATAATTTTTACGAAATGGTGTGCCTCCAAGCAAATGAATTCCACCATAAGTGTTGTAGCTAGTGCGTTTCCATACTTTGCCAGAAAATTCTTGATAAATGGTTTCGCCATCTAATGGCTCATCAACTCCCACAATAACTTGTAGGACAATATTGTTTTCATCAAGTTCTGCAAAATGTGCCATGATTAGAATGTAATTGTTCCTGTGCCAGCAGTAAATTTATAAACTTTGTAACCAGAACGAGATGCTGTATCCGAAACAGTATTTCCTGCACTACCATTACAAGTTAAACCCGCTCCGACAGAAGCCAAATCTGAAAATGAACTGGGGTACACAAGTATTACAACTCCAGAACCACCAGCACCACCATTTTGAGCAGCGCCGGGTGAATTGTAGTCGCCGCCACCACCGCCTCCTCCAAGATTAGTAGTGCCGGGTGAGCCAGCAGCAGAGCCATTGACAGAGGCATTACCGCCACCGCCTGCGCCACCTAGTCCGGGCGTTGGAGCGCCAATGCTGTTAACTGCCCCTCCTCCTCCTCCGCTATAGGTGACGCTACTGCCATTTATTGAACTAGCAGTTCCTGCGCCACCATTTCCACCAACTTCAGCGGCTGGGCCACCACCACCATTAGAACCAACTGCTGTAGCGCCACCACCGCCGCTTGCGCCAATATTGCTGGCCCCAGAAACAGAGCCGCCGCTATTCCCTTGGGATGGGCTTGTGCTCGGTGTATTACCCGCGCCACCAGCTACGTTTGAATCTTTACCAGAACCACCACCACTACCACCAGAACCGCCTTGCAATGGATACCCGCCACCATACCCACCGCCTGTAGAGGTGATGGTGCTGAATACTGAATCAGAACCTTTTGTACCACTTGTTCTTCCAGTTCCTGCGCCAGCAGAACCCCCACCACCTACAGTAACGGTGTATGCAGTCCCTGCTGTGACAGAAAAACCTGTTGCGGTTCTAAAGCCTGCGGCTCCACCACCGCCACCACCACCACCACCGCCACCGCCGCCACCGGCTACTACCAAATAATCAATAGTACCTGTAGCATATCCGGGCCATGCTGCTGCTTGCCGCGCTTGCATATGTTCAGTTAACGTCCACTTACCAAGAGCAGCAGTAGTACTGCTTGTTGCCGCTGTTGCAGAACGAATAGAACCTTTAAAACTAGTCATTACGTTATAGCCTCAAACGTAGCGACCATTTCAATTGCATTGGTTGTCCCAGAAGTAACAACTATTGATTGACTTTCACCTACATATAACCCAACACTTTTATCAACAACAATTAAAGAAGCATTTGCTGGAACAGGCGTTTGATAAGTAAGACGGTATGCAGTTCCACCACCAGCCGTTGCACTATTGATGGACACAGTAATTGAAGCAGCAGACCCCGTTACATTGGTTGCAACAATTGAATCTATTTTATTTACCGTACTTGCAGCAGGAGTTAATGCAGTCCATGCGGTAGCAGTAGTTGTGGTAGGAATAAGATAAGATGTACTTCCATATATAGAAGTTACATTGACGATATTGGGGTTTGCCATATTGCTTCCTTAATAGCCAAAAATCATCGCCATTGCGATAGCTTTACCAGTTGTAATTCCACTTCCACCACCCGTAGACGCAATTGTAATTGCTCCACTTGTATTGGTAATTGTGATGTTTGAGCCTGCCGTCAACGTGGTGCGAGTAAACCCCGTTCCATTGCCAATGTCAATTTCTCCGTTAGCTGGAGTTGCAGTTAATCCTGTACCGCCATTGGCAATAGGAAGGGCAGTTCCTGAATACGAAATTGCCAAAGTTCCGCTAGTTGTAATTGGACTACCGGCAATTGACAAAAATGATGGCACTGATGCTGCAACCGATGTAACAGTACCGCTTCCACCTCCACCACCAGCAACCCAAGATGCTGTTGTGCCATTAGAAGTAAGCACATAGCCATTAGCACCAATGCCTAATCGGGTGGCGCTGTTTGTGCCATTTCCAATAATTAAGTCGCCGGTAGTTGTAATTGGCGACAACGCATTAAAGGCAGCAGACGCTGTGGTTTGCCCCGTACCACCATTAATAACAGCTACTGTACCAGTAACATTGGCAGCAGTGCCTGTAGTGTTTTGGTTAAAGGTAGGCCAAGTAAATGTGCCGGTGCTGAAGTTACCAGATTGTGGCGTACCCAAGATTGGCGTTACAAAACTTGGTGAAGTTGCCAACGCTACAACAGTGCCTGTGCCTGTGGTGCTGTATGAAGTGCCCCAAGCAGTTCCCGTTGAATTGGGGATTCCTGCACCGGGATAAACCATTGGCAACGAGTTGTTGACAGTAATTGCCGCAGACCCGTTGTAGGTAGTGCCGGAACTAAACGATATGCCTGTGCCCGATGTCAACGCATTGGCAACAGAACCAGCAGAGCCTGTGGTGTTCTGATTGAGCGTAGGAATGTCAGCAGCAACAATAGCCCTAAATGTCGGTACATCAGCAGTGCCATTCGGCGCAGCTAAAACGTAGTTGGCTGTCTTGGATGCATATGGATTTTGAGTGTCACCATAACTAGCAGCAAGGCTGATAGCAGGGGTTGCACCGCCGCTAGACACAACAGGAGATGTACCAGTTACAGAGGTAACAGTCCCAGCAGAAGCCGCAGTCCAAGACGCTGTTGTGCCATTAGATGTTAAAACATAACCATTAGTACCAATAGCCAAACGAGTTGCGCTGTTTGTACCATTGCCAATAATTAAATCGCCCGTACTAGTAATAGGCGACAAAGCATTAAATCCAGCGGTAGCAGTAGTTTGACCAGTGCCGCCTCTATTAATGGCAACGGCAACACCATTCCATGTGGCTGAAGTTATAGAACCGGGGTAATCCAACGTATTGGTAGACCAAGACACATTAGAAGGTGCAAAGTTATGCACGTCCCATGATCCAGCAGCAATTGAATTGCTTAACAAGCTTACATCAACCAAACCGCCTGATTGAATGGTGGTAATGGTAGTGCCTGAATTATTTTTAACAACAATTGTGCCACTGCTTTGATTGTTATTAAAGGTGTAGTTAACGCCATTTGCCAAAGTTGTTGCATCAGGCAATTGATATGTTTGCCCACCTGAACCAGTAACAACATAATTGGGTACAGAAGCAACAGTCAGCGTTGTAGTTGTGCCAGCAGCAGCAACATTGGAATACCCTTCGATAATGGAATTAACGCTAATGTTTACACTAGCATCACGCAAAACAACGCTGTTTGCTCCAGAAGATGCTGTAACTCCCGTGCCGCCATTAGCCACTGGCAAAGCAGTGCCTGAATAGGTTAATGCCAATGTTCCTGAAGTGGTAATAGGACTTCCTGCTACCGATAAAAAGCTAGGTACAGTTGCCGCCACGCTTGTGACAGAACCAGAACCTTTGCTGTTAAATGTTGTCCAATCAGTAGAGGTCAAATACCCGTTTACAGATGCAGTAGCTGCCGCCATGCTGATAGCAGGGGTTGCTCCACCAGACGATACAACAGGGGCAGTGCCTGTAACCGATGTCACAGTGCCTTGTGGATTAGCAGCAGTTGTAATGCTGGTTACGCGCCCGTAGGTATCAATGGTGACTACCGGAACAAGCGTTGCAGAGCCTGTGGTTCCAGGTGTCGCCACGCCGCTTGCCAAATCAATAACAGGTGTAGCGCCGCCCGTGCTAGTTACACGGCCCGTAGTGCCTGAAACAGAAGTGACAGTACCTGACCCCTTGCTGTTAAAGGTAGTCCAGTCTGCTGCACTCAACGCGCCACGATTAGTAGCGGATGCTGTAGGCAAATTCAGCGTAATGACCGGGGCAATTGTTGGGTTGGATACAGTAGAGGAAACATCAGTTCCCGCAGTTGTAAGCGTCAATGCAGCTACGCTGGTAACGGTTCCAGTACCGGCAGGGTTAGCAAAAATGCCTGGGGTTGACCAAGTAAGAGTTGCCGTTGATTTGGAATTGACCAAAGCAATGGAAATCCATACCTTGCCTGTGGGGACTTGGGGTGGATTGTTAGTCCAGCCAGTTGGGGGTGTTCCAGTATTGGTTACAAAACTCCAAGAGCCGCCCGTAGGCGTAGCAGGAGTAGTAACCGAATCAAGAAAAATCAGGTATTCAAAATAGCTGCCGCCAAATACGGTGTTATTGCCGTACAGACCTACCGATTCTGAACCTGACTGAGGAGCAACTGTTCCGGTAGAGGTGCTGCCATAAAGACCACTTGTAGCCATGTGCGCCCCTATTTAAACGAATAGCGATAACTGCGGGGTTGGAATTCTGAAGTAAGGTGCTGATCCCCACCCTTCCATTTTCCACGAAAGTTTTGGTCTTCAATCAAGCCGTAAGCAGTATCAAAACGGGAAATCCATTTTTGGGATTCATCAACATTTTTGTTTTTGTCGTAATACGCCCATAACGTACCAAACAGATAGCCTTCAGGAAAAGAAGACAAAACCGCATTGTTTTGCACAATGGGGTTTAAAGCATCAGTAGTTGGGCTAAACAAAAACGGGAATGTCTGCTGATAGTAGGCTTTGATGATGACGTTTTCACCAGGATTAGGAGTAAACACATAGTTAGGCCCAACTTCAGAGAAAGATGCCCGAATTACCCGTGGAACGCCAAATGGACGAATGTACAACTGGTCAATCATCCTGCGGCGAATGATTTCTCGGTCACCAACACGGTCATACACAATCCACGGGCCTACATTTGTAGAGCCACCAGTAGGCTGTGATTCTTGAAAAAACAAAATAGGCATGTTCATATCCGATGGGATAGGAGCCATGCCCTGGGCATTTGTAGTCAAGATAGAGGGAGTAGCCGAATACGGGTCTGTACGCAATGACGGCAATTCAATAGTCCGCATTTTTAGTTCTGCCATTTGAATGCAGGACATAATTTCTACAGAAGATTGCGTAGGTACTTTTAGAATTGCTGTAGGCAATGTAGCCCCAGACCACATGCCATCAGGGTCATTGACGGTGATGGTGGTGCTATTGACTGCGGTTACTGCGGTAAACGGGCCGGTAACAGCAGGGCCAATAAAGTCGCCAACAAGCACTGTACCAACAGCCGTAGAAGAAGTGGTAATTGCCCCAGTTACGCTGTTAAAAGCGGTGGCATTGATTGACAGTGCAGAAGGTATGGCTCCAACCCATTGTGCCACCCTACTTACTAATGCGTTGGCAGATTGAATAAAGAGAGCCATGTTGTTCCTTACTTAGTCGGAATAATTGGATTATACGGCAAGGGTATTTTGCCGGTTGGGTGAACTACAAAATCCGAATAGTATTCATTGACTATCGCATAGAACAAAATTTTGTCCTGCTTTTCTTTTTTGATCAATTCCCAAGGACGGTTATTAAACCACTTGGAACTGATTTCATGGGCAAAGCATTTGGGCAATTCCATCATATGGGCAGTACCAGCAAAAAACGGGTTGTCAGTCCCATGCTCTTTGTAGAAAGCCCGTAATTCTGTACAGCGTTCCCGAACAGCTTCTACATTTTTTTGATCATATTGAACATAACGCTGACCATTCACCGCACCAACTTTGTAATCAATGTTTGGTGTATTGAAAGTCTGCGACCAAGTGCCTGACTTGACTTCATTAAACAGCTTGTCATTGTGGCGAAAAACGCCATCAATACCAGCCTCAAGAATACCCTTTGTGTAGTATTCCTCGTTGACCTTTACATCATCATTATCATTAATATTTAATGCCATATGGACTCCTTACCAAAAGGGCCTTTTGCAAAGCCCTTTCAGTAACTTAGTCAATAAGTTAGTCTTTAGGATTCAAAGTGATAGTGAAACCTTCCAGCACGATGTGGTCAGTTGCGGTAGCAGTATCACCAGTAATGGTGATTGCAACAGCAGCAGAACTATCAATTGCCGTGTAGACATGAGCACTAGCTGCTGCTCCACCAATCAACTGGGTAGACTGCACACCCAATGCACCACGATTACGGATGGAGTTCATAGAACTGCCACCAGTAGAAGTAGTGTAGGACGATGCAGTACCAATTGCACTGCCGCCAAAGTACACAGTACCTGTTTTGGCACCAGCCGAGTTGTTGCAAGACCAGTTAGCGGTAACAACGACTTGACCGTTATTTCCCATAGCGCCAGCAGGAAGCGATACGTTAATCAAAGTAGTTTCAGTGGTAGAACCAGTGAAAGAACTATTAGAACCCGTAACAGCAGTCAAAGTGCCAGTTGGAACAACAGGAGTGAACGCAACAGCGCCTACACCGTTAGCAACGCCATATTTACCAGCATAAACCACACCCACAGTAGTGCTAGAAAACACCACATAGTAGATGCCGCCAGTTGAGTCACCAGACACAGCAGAAGCTGGGAAGTAGACAAAAGCATTAGCGTAGGTTGTGGGCAAAGCAGTACCCAAAGTCACAGTGCCGTTAGTGGCAATAGTGCCAGTATTAGCAACAATAACTGGAATACCCGATTCGCTCAAAGTGCGTGGGAAATATTGAACTTGACCTTGCGTTCCCAAAACGCCAGTAATGTCACCAGTAACAACATCAGACACAAAAGCAGAGATGTATTCTTTCCAAGAGATAAAAGCCATAATTTTTTCCTTTAAAAACAATTAAAAAAAGGGGGGTTATTAGCCCCCCTTGGGATTATGTCAAATAGCGCTGGCACTGGGTGGAGGTACGGGGAGCCGTAACAGCAGCACCAGTTGGGCTAATTGCCGCCAGAACAGCCACACCAGCAGGGTTACGCACAATCAGCGTGCCTTCCATGATGTACTGATCCAACGATGCGTCAGCAGAACTGAACACTTCGTTATTCGGGCCAAGTTCACGCAAGGAACCCCATTGGATGACATCAGGATTCAGGAACAGCGCGGAGGTGTTATCAGCCCCGGTTTGATCCATCACCCAAGAATCATCGATTTGGTAGGTGTAGTTGAAGTCACCTTCGTAAGTACCAATCGTATCACCCTTGTCAGCAGGGTTAAAACGGTTGATAGAGCGGCTGGTAGGCATCATGTCCGAGATGTGAGTACGCATGGAAGTGGGAACAACCATGTTAGTAATCTTGGCATTGAAGCGCTGTTCAGCGGTGGTTACCAATTGCTTGTACAAGTACGGGCTGAATTGCTGAAGGGTAACGCCACTTGAAAAAGTGAAGTAGCCCAGACCAGCGTTAGACAGCAAGCCATTGAACGGTTGGTTGGTGTTGGTTGCGGAAGTAACATCATTACCGTCAGAGGTAGCAATGTTCAACACAGAAGTGCCATCAGTATCATTACCAGAACGAGTTCCAGCAAAAGAATACAACGAACCCAAACGGCGACCATTGTTAGGGCTAGAACCCTGGGTTGCAGCTTGACCGCTGTATTTGATAGAAGCACCATCAGCACGAACCAATTGCAGTTCCACATCAAACATGATCTCGGTCAATTGCTTGACTTCTTGATACGCTTGGGGATCTCCACCAGCTTGTTCCACAGCGCGAGCAGTGCCAGTAGCACCAATCACGGTAGTAAAAATCTGGGTGTAGTTGCCGCAGTTAGCACGGGTGTTGTTAGCAGCATCAGATGCGGCTACAGCAGCGCCTTCCAGCTTTGCATTCAAAGCGGGAACACGGTAGTAGTCAACAGGCCAGATGTGCAGAGTCGAATTGACTTTGCGCTTCTTGCTCATTGCCATGTTGGTTAGAGGGGTACGGTCTTTAACATAGTTAGAGACAGTCATATCGAGGTCTTTGACCACGATGTCGGTGGTATACGAACCGTTACCGTTGCCAAGGTTGGCACTAGTGATAGTAGACATAAAAAACTCCTAATTAACGCCGCCGCTGTTTGTTTGCGGCTAGCATGGTTGCCAAAAGGTCACGAGCTGCACCCTTATCGCCTGTCTTTGCCTTAGTCTGAAGCTTTTCCATCTCATTCTCGGGCGCGGTTTTAGATTTTGCTACTGGCCTATTGGCTGCTGCCAATGAACCACCAGCGTTTTTAATCTTTGGGCCTTCACGGAACTTCATACCATCCCGCAACAGTCCCAACAGGTATTCATCACTAGATACCAAATCAATGTTTGGTACACCAGGGACAAACGACTGACTTGCCGCCTTCCATTCTTTACTAATCTTATCTCTAAGTTCAGTAAACAACGCCTTATTGCTTAACTCTTTATCAGTAAAGGATTGTCGTGCTTGCTCCAAGGTTTCTTGGACACGGGCTTTCCGATGCTCATAAAAGCGTTCAACATTAGGCCGATTCGTTTGGATGAATTGCGACTTTTCCTGAATCAGTTGTGCGTTTTGGCGTATTGCAGCTTCAGCGCGACTACGTTCAGCAGGATCAGTAGCACTTTGATGGATTTGCTCCCATTGCTGGTTATATTGCTGGAGGGTTACCAGTTCGTCTGCTGCTGTTTGCAGTTGAGGAACAATAGTTAACTCAAGCCCTATTTGCAGTCCATCAATTTCATTTCTACGTTTCGATTCAAACTCTTCAAACTCGGCTCGGTCAGCTTTAAGCTTGCGAGCATTCTCATGGATAGCACTGCCTTGACCCAGAATTGAAGCCGCTCTTTCTGCTGTTAGTTCAACAAATCCACCTTCGGCGTCTTTATTGGGAATACGCAGCATCAAACTCGGATTCTCTTTCGCAAACTCAAGGAAATTGACTGCTTCGTTTACCCCATCGGGGGACTCTGCGTCATTTTCCGAATCTACGGCATCTGACTCACTCGCATTACTATCTTCAGGTTCGGCTACCTCATCAGGAGCCGCCTCGGGGGAAACTTTCGTTTCTTGTCCCGCTGGTGGTGGCGAACTGTTATCAGGCTGCGGACTGTTACGCTTGTTAGCGGCAATCATTGCAGCGATAGCATCGGCGGGATTCGCGCTACCAGTTTGCTCAGGGGCGGTCACATTAGTGATTACGTCTGACATAGTTTACTCTCTTTTGGTTAAGTGTTAGTTTTAATTGCCACTTTCCCAAGATATTCAGTCTTCTCAACGAAGCCAATGAAATCTCGGACTCCAGCAACGGCATGTGCATTATCAATACGCTCTGGATCAGTTCGGCAGTCTTCTAGCCGCTCCAGTAAGTAAAACCTATATAGGTTAAACAGCAGTGCAAAGTCCTCATTACGCATGAGGCGGGAAGCTGATTCCCCATTTTCAATAACTAGAGTTCTCCGATTTACATTGGCCTCCTTCTTACTATCCTCAACCCGTGTTCTACGGTTAAAAAAATTCCGAATATTCAATACCAAGCTTTTCATTGCAATCCTTAATCAATTTCTACCGCACTAAGTTTACCTCTTTTTGCAGCCAAGGCTTCAAACATGTTATCAGTATCAACGTCTTCCGCTTTTTTCTGCGTAAACAAAGTTTTAGCTACAGTTTCATCTGTTTTGGCTTTATTCAAAGCGGTGCGAGAAGAAATTTCTTCATGCTCAGGGCTAGGCGGCTGTTGCGACTTAGCTTGGAACATCTTAGCTGCTTCTTCCAAGGTTGGCAGATAAGCGTCTACATCTTTTACACCTAGTACGCGCAAAGTATCTTCATATGGTCTACGGACTTTGGCAAACAACTCAGGAACACTTGGGTCAAGTTGCATTACCGATTGAGCAAATGCCTGTTGAGCCTGACCAATCAATTGTTGACGGGTAAGGCGGTTTTCATCAGACATGAAACCCAAAGCCAAATCAATGTTGATTAGTTTGCGGTCAATAAACTCATAGTTGTCCATAGACTTGGCATCCATGAATGGCTTGCCCTGGGCGCATACATTGGCCAGTTGCTGGATGTTGTAATCGTCCGAATACTGAATCAAGGTTTTCCAGACAATGTAAATCACATCCCGCAGACCAATTGCACAGTTTTTAACCATCTCATCTTGGATAAGTTGGTTTGGACCCATAGCCAGTTGCAACTTGAACCCGCTGTTGCCATCCTTCATTACTTCAGGATTCATGACATCACTTGGACTAGTCATACCAATCATTGCCATTTTGTCGGCTTCAAATCGTTGCATAGACGATTGAACGTAGGCAAGGTTACCCTGCATGGGCTGGAATTCAAAAACGTGCTTGTTGGAGTCAAATTTGCGATCTAGAATAAACATGGCAGACACGCCACGTTGGATTTCTTCTGCATCAATAAATTCAGGGTTGACACCAATCCTTGGGGTAGATGCTTGCATGGCAAACGCCATCTCTGCACGGGCAATTGCGGTAGCGTATTCCTGCATAGGAACCAGACGCTCTGCAAGGGAGTAACCAAAGAAGTTGCCGGTAATCGGTTTAGGACACATGCTTGCCAAAGGAATAAAGTCCACTTCCTTGACATACAGCACATAAGAACCCGAAAAGCAAACCTCTACGATTTCTTCTTCGCCGTCACCATCCACATCTTTACGCAGCCATGCGGTAGTCAGCATAATGACTCGGCTGTACCGATCTGCACCTGCGGAGGCAATTACGCCTTGTCCAGGGACGGGAGTAGAGTCACGGGCATGTAGGGCTAGGTCATTCTCCAATGCACCAGCTTGGTACGCTCCAGCAGGGCCGTAGGCCGCATGATCTGCAAGTTTCTCAATGTCCACATACGGGAATTGAGCTTTGCACTCATGGATAGTCATTGGATCATAAAAGCCCAAAAAGTCTTGGTCTTGAATGTTGGAGATAGTAGGGTTGCAGACAAAGTAATGTTGTGCAACGTGTTTAATACGGACGGATGTAGAAAAGCCCGTCATCTTGTATTGAGCGCGGTAAATGGTGTGGGAATTTAGCGAGTCGCTAATGCTTTCCATTGGATTATCTTGCTGGTCTCCACCCATTGTTTCTTGGGCGGCAGCAGCAAGATCCACATCAATCTTTCGCATGTTCTGACGTTTAACAGTAAGACCTTTGTCTGCCGCCATAGTCTCAAACACGCGCAATTGGTCTCTTGTTCCTTCAACGTCTTTGTATTGAGTAATAGGTTCCCGTACAGGTGACACCATCACAATACCGTTTTTATGTAGCAGGGAGTCTTGCGCCCAATCCCGAATGATTTGGTAAGAATCGTTCTTACTGTTAATCATGTACTTGACCATTTCAGTAGCTTGGACGGCTTGCTCGCTATCCAATTCACTAAAACGCTCAAACTCAAAATTAACTTTTCCGTTTGGCATCAAGCACTTAGTGATGATTGCCGTTGCGTAATCTACGCCTGGGTTGACTACAGGATGGATGTAATCAATACCACGGATTGGCTCTGTGGAATTACTAACCGCAATATTTAAATAGTGGTAATCAGAAAGGCGGTTAAAAGTATTTTTTGCTTGAGTTAACCGTAGATAGTCCACCATTTTTAGATAGACCTCATGGGCTACCTGAAAAACAATGCCTTTATTACCAGAGGGAGCCTCGATGTACTCTACGATGATGTTTTGTTTATCAAGCATGTTAAATCCTTTGAACCTTGCCTTCAACCGTGGATGGTCTGCGGAATTGGAATGTATTGGCTCGGCTTACCATTGATTCACCATGACCTTGGATTAACGCCAAAATACCAATCCGCGCAGAGTCAATGTGATCATCAGGATCAGAAAAGCGTCCAGCATCGTCAATAGCATAGTTTCGTGCCTCATCCAAAAAGTCGGTGCAGGATTCGTTTATCATAAACGTCCCGCGCTCCATTCCCATCCGCATTATATTGATTCCGTAAGACTTGTGGTTTGTAACCTTGCCTTGGTCATTTACGGGGTTCAATATAGCGCCTGGGATGCAGTTTAGCCCATAGCTGTCCTCAAACACTTCGCGGACAGATTGTTCGGTCAAAGTATACCGCCCAGCCTGAGCCGCATCATGGGGCAAAGCAATAGGCACGTTTTTTGATTCCCTGTCCATCAGAAAGTGAACATATTCATCTGGGGTCTCCCCTTTAGCAATTTTTATCTGTTTATTTAGATAAATCGTTTCTTCTACGGGGTTTCTGAAGAAAAAGCTGATGACCGTTGGGTCATTCTTAATGCCCAAGTCAAAAGAAATCAACCGCTCCAAAGCAGGATCGTTTTTCAGATCAATGTCGGTAGATTTGTATGTAGGCCAGTTCAGCAATGGGAATACCACGCCTTTGCCTACCAAAGGAATACCCTTCATACGGCATTCCCGTTCCCACGGCATAAAGTCTCGGCTTAACTGATCCCGTTCTTTTTGGGAGAAAAACTCTTCATCCCATTCATTCTTAAATGGTACGTCATCCCAAGTAACACGCACATGGGTGTACCCGTCAATTTTGTCCCAGAACTTTCGTACTAGACCTGACATACCTTTGAGAGGCGTAAACGAACACAATACTTGTCCATTGCGTTGGGCTGTACGGACAACCAGTTCGGAGAATGTTTCATCGGGAGGCTGTTCGTCCAAGACAACCAAGTCAAGTTCAAAACCTTGCAGGTGACGCACTTGTTGCGTGTAGTTGGAGAAATAGAGTTTTGATTTACCACCAGATTCATGCCACACTTCAATTGCCAGAACATTGGCTCCATCGGTACGCATGGATTTTTCATCAATGCATTCCCGTGGAATAGAGCCTGTTCCTAATTTGTACGATTGCTTGATGTCATCACACCCAAGCAGTTTGTTTTGCAGGGTCTTGGATACCTGCTCCCATGATTCACCGGATGCCATAGCAATGATGGGCTTGTCCCATTTCATGCCTTTCCAGTTTTTTGGATACCTGCCGGTCAGGTGGTAGGCAGTCTCATAGGTAGACGCAATGGTCTTACCGGCACGGTTGGCTGCAATCATTCCCCTACGGGCATGGGTTGCGCCTGTGGCAAAGAATTCTTCCTGATACTTGAACGGCCTGAACCATTTCAAAGCATTGAACTGCATGTCTTTGGCAACCACATCCCTGGCGGTTCGCATCTTTTGCAGTTGTTCAGGGGCTAGGTGCTTAATAGCACTCTTACCTCCCACCAGCTTAATTAGATGCTTGAGCGCCCGATCCTTGTAGATAGGAAGGATGTAATCACTGGCTTCACTTTTTGCCATACAAGTCGCGGATGTCCAAAAGAATTTGGGCAGCGGACGCTAGATAGTAGACATCTTGAGGGCTTAAAGAATGCTCATGCTGCAAATCTTTCTGAAGCCACTCAAGAGCCTTACGCGCACAAACCTCGGATTGAGCCGGTAGCTTTTGACGGAAGAGGTTTGTAGGCTCTTCTATCATGCCCAAGGATCAGTCACATTTTTCTGTGTGAAGTTTGTAAGGTCACGGTCAACCAAAGGCCAGATACCGCCACCCTTTTCACCGCTGCAATACGCATACAGGCCACGGCCTTTTTCTGTGTATGTGCCATCAGCACGGCGCAGCATTGTTTCTGGGGTACGGGGATCAAGCCAAGTATATTTTTCAGGTTGCTCTTGACCAAACTTATTGATGCGTTTACCAACAGCAGTCTTTTCCAATGGACCCATTACCTGGAAAGTAATTACGCCATTGTCGTACTTGCGGAAGTTAATCTGCACCTTGCGATCTGACTGTGGGTCAGTCGGGTGGGGCATGTTGGTAGCACCAAAGAAGTGAACCCTTGCGTCTTCAGGCGGTAGATCAGCAGACCGTGGAGGTAGCTGCTTGATTGCATCTTCAGGAATCAATTCCTTTTTGTCCAAGTAGGGATTTAGATCCGTCATGTAATCAGACGGAATCTTCTTCCCTTCCAGCGCGTTTTTGGCTACTTGGTATTGGTCATCTTTTGGCTTACCAATTAGGTCTAGCGAAATTTGAGTTTTGTCGTAAACAAATTGCGCTAGGTCTTTTGCAGTAGGCAGGTCTGCTTTTAATGCCTCAATGTCATATGCCATGCTATACCTTTCAAATTTTTGCGGGTAGTTTCGGGGTGGTGAACTTCTTAGCTGCCTTCACATTGATGTCATTCAAATGTTGGTCAGACAATGGGTTTTGGTTAAAGGTGTCGCGGACCGATGTAGCCAAGATAGCTGACATCTTGTGGCTTTCAGCAAAGCCGCCCAGTTTGGCGTTAATGCCTTTGGTAAGACCCTTGGTCATACGCGCACCGCCAGAGATGATAGTTCCGTATCCAGACATAGATTACCCCAAGTAGTTTTTAACAGACTTATCCATGTAACCATCGTTCTTGATGGTTCCACAGTAGTCAGCGTGGGTGCTGACCATCACCTTTTGTTTACGGCCCGCAGTAACGCCAGCATTCTTATTGTTTGCAGGAGTGGAGCAAGCGGGAGCGCCTTGGTTACCTTTAGGGGTAGCAGTCCCGTGCTTGGGCCCGGTCACACGGGTAACGCCACCTACATGGCTAGCAGGGTGCTTATCTACATTGCCGGTGCGGTTAGGCGCTTGGGCGTACAGGAAGTTGGTATTCATTTCTTGCCTTTCGGGTTGCGTTTTTCTTCAGATTCACGTTTCATGGAATAGGCAATAGCTACAGCTTGATCCTGTGGCTTGCCAGCCTTCATTTCCGTCTTGATGTTTTTAGACATCGTTTTAGGTGACGTACCTTTTTTCAATGGCATATAGTTTCCTTATTTAATTCTAATCACTTTTTGGCTGTCTTGGCAGATTCTTTAAAAGCCTTGGCAGTAGGCGCGCCTTTAGAGCCAGGCTTTCGCATCTTCTCTACGGTCTTGCCTTCAGCTTTCTCGCGTTTAATCCGCTCCTGCTTTTTATGGATGTTGGCATAAAGTCCAGGTTTCATTAGCACTTCCAGTTCTTCAAAGATGCCTTGGCGCGTTCTGCTGGGCCTTTGGCGTGTTTCACAACTCCCTCCATTCGCGCACAGAAAGATGCTTTTCTTCCAGCGTCTTTCTTGGTCTTTGGATTAGGTGCAGGCGGCTTTAGGTTACTGCCGTTCTTAGCATTGTATGCCGCACGGCCCTTGGCGGTCATTCCAGCGCCTTTGTCGGTAGGGTTGTACGTCTTACCCTTACCGGTGGTTTTATGAGCGATAGCTTTATTCATACTTTACGGATAGCTGTTAGGAAATCATCCAATGCCTCATCAGCGGATACTTCCTCATCCTTACTGATGTTCTGTACATGCTCTATCGAAATGATAGGCGCACGGCTAGATTCAAACGGGGCCAGTTTATCAGCAATTCTAGCCTTATCCTTGATGTCTATCTCATCGGACTGCATAGCGTCAATCAAGACTTCCATAGCCGTCTTCAGGGGCGATAGTCCTTTGGCGATCCGTTCTTCGTTTAGTTTATTAAACAAAGCGCCATATTCAGTAACCCGGTTAACAATAGATTTAGTTCTGCCAGGGCCAGCAATAGCAGTTTTAATTTCTGGTATTACTTCGCCAGTAGCTATCTTCATGGCTTTCTTTTGGGCATACCTAGCCTTGGAAGCAGCCAATTTCTTTTCAGAAGAAACTACAGAACCTTCAGGTCTTATTTCATCAAACATTTCATACCCTCTTCAGTACGCAACCAAGCATATGATCCGTTAACAGTAAACCCACGCTTTTTATGTATCTTCATAAACCCATCGTGTTCACTACGAATACTGGTTGAACAGATAACCGGTATCCCACATACATTTGCCCACAGTATATGCTGGTCAATCATCTGGTGAACCAGCTTCACCCTGGTCTTTGCCGGTAGGGTTAAATCAACATGGTGGAACTTAGCGTTGGAGATTTCCTCACTAGCGTAGGTAGTATACCCACCTCGGTCATACCAACAGAACCCCAACAGGCGTTCATCGGGCGTTCGACAGACTGCTATAAATTCCCTGTTCTTGTCAAACAGTTGGACAGTAGCAGCAATGGTGACGTTCTTGGTAAAGACCGCCTTGTCACGCTTCAGGATTCCATCAGCCTCAGTTCCGAAGAAGGTATCCGACATCCAGACAATGTCTGCTACATCGTACATAGGGTGAGCCAGCTTCCATTCCATTGCAACTCCTATAAAAGTTCTATGTGAAAAATTTTATACCAGAAACGGCTATTGCACTAGTAGTTGGGGAAAAAGTTCTGTGAAAATTTTGGGGATGGGTGACCGGCCCCCCCTATTAGCTCACCCTAGCAGGGCTACCCCCTCTATCCTAGCCATAGCGTTGGGGGGGGGTTCTGCGTAGTGGGAGGGGGGTATGGAAATGGGAGAGGATGGGGGCCCGATCACTTTTGGGGTTTGGGTAGGGTTAACCCGCACTAGTCAGACGCTGGAAACATGAGTGCAGCCGTGTGTCTCTCCTCTGTGTTCCCCTACAACAGAAGCACACAATGGCCCTAGGTTCTCTTTGTTTTTCTTTTCGTACCCACCCTACATGGCGCAGAAATAATGGCTCTAATCGGCTGCAGTACTAAATCTACTTGATTGACTTATATCAAGTGCCTGTACTGTATGGATAACCATTAGGGTTTTGGAGCAGTCTTATAAATCAAGGACTTACAGACTCTGGCACGATTCTATTATGCTATATATGTGTAAGGGCAGCATTTTTGCCCCTACTTGTTCAACCAATAGGAAAGCACACAATGGAACATCTAATCGACTATCAGCTCCGCACAGAGTGCAGCGACAACACGGCTATCTACACTGACGAATGGGATAACGGCCTGTCTCTGTCTGTAATGGTGCGTGGAGGCTCTGCTCGCGCTACTCTTACCCGTGAACAAGCCCATGCATTGATCGAAGCGATTCAATTCGCACTATCTGCCAATGGAGCGCAAGCATGAAAACCATTATTTTTTTTTCTAAATGCTTTGCAATAGCGTTTGTATTATCTTTTCCCTTGATTATGTATTTTTATAATATGTAATTGGTTTTCTTTTATTCAAATTAATGTAATTCAATAGGATTTATCATGCAAATTAAGACATTTAATACCGCACCAAAATTTAACAAACTGCAAAATCTATCGATAGCAGTGCAAACCGGCGGCACTGTAGAAATTTCCCGTGCATTGTTGCAACTACAAACCGATGATGCATTCTCTACCGTAGGCTGGCAGAAAGCTTTTAATTTGCTTGCCAATGCATTTGCAGACAATAAACCGCGTTTTTCTATTTTTGCTTTACAAGGTAACGAAAAATTACCCTTTGTAGCGTTTTCTACTTTGCCCGGTGTTACATGTCCGGGCGCGGGTGAATGCATTAAATTCTGTTACTCATATCGTGCATGGAGATACCCTAATGCATTTGCCCGTATGGTGCAAAATGCTTATTTTTTACGCTTTGCGCCCGATGTTATTGCCGATGCATTCGCCACAATAGCTAATGAGCGGCCCGAAGGATTCGATTTTCGTTTGTACGTTGACGGTGATTTTTCTAGTGCCGCCGATGTCTATTTCTGGATGCAAATTATCAAAGCTCACCCATTGGTGCGCGCCTATGGCTATTCGAAAAGCTTTGCGATCCTTTTAGGCTATGACACCGGTACAAATAGCGATTGGCCTACAAATTACCATTTGAACATCTCGAGCGGACACAATGCTAGCGACGCGATCGTTCGCTATGTCAAAGCTTTGCCTATCACGCGGGGTGAATTTATCGCTGTTAACATCGGTCGCACTGTGCGATCCAATGATCACGGTACAGCATCGGTCAACAAGGCACTGCGCGAAGCTTTTCCCGGTGAAAAGATTTTCCCGTGCCCCGGCGCATGCGGATCGTGCACCGGCAAAGGGCATGCATGCGGCATGTCTACACTCAAAGGGATCACGATCGCGATCGCCGTGCACTGATAGATTGATCATCCAATAACCCGCCACTGTGCGGGTTTTTGCGTTTGTGCGCCCGTGAATCGGTGCGCCATTGGATCGGTGCGCCCATTGTTTACCCATAGCGAACCGGGATAGGTGCGCCCATTGTGGGCGTGGTTTGAATAGAGCCGTTTTAAGCCGTTTTCTGCGTGTGGTGCTACATTGCCATGCACTACAGACAAAAAATGCGCTGTAAGCCGTTTTAAGTGCCTTTATGGGCTATCGGTGATCGTGTGGGTTTGTCTCGCATGCGTGTGTCGTGCGTATGCATGGTGCGCGAGCGCGTGCGAGCGTGTGGGTGCGCGTGCGCGTGATGTGCGCGTATGGGTGCGCGTAGGCGCATGGGTGGGTGCGCGTGGGTGCGGGTGCGGGCGTGTGTGCATGTGTGTACGCATACATGAGAGACCCCCCTCCCCAAAAGTTTTTGACCTCTGTTTTTGCTTTTTAGGAAATGGGTTTGGTTTTGTGGAACTATCCGAGAAATTTCAACTTGTAGATTGTGGAATCAATGCTCTGTGCAATTTCGTCAATAAGGTTTTGGATTTCGCTGTCTTGCGGAAGCCCCTGTCTTTCCTGCTCAACGTACTGTTTTAGCGTTACCAGTTCCTGCAAGCTGTCAGGGTTGGGGCCATGATATGAAAGCGGGAATTGTGGTTGCATCTCATAGCGGCCCATCAGGGCTTCGGTCAACTGGTCTATCAGTTCGGGAAGGCCGGTATAAAACTCGCCCAGGGCTTGATGTTCGCCGTATCGGGTGGCTTGCCAATGCAGGATATGGGTGTTGGTGGCTGCATGGAGCAGGGTCAAAATGAAGTCGGCTACTTTATCCATGATTGATTCCCAAGTGATTGAGGACGTTTCGGGCTGCTTCCACCTTCCAAGGTCTGGTGGCAATGTTATTGGCGATTTTATGCCACTCTGCTACTTGGAGCAAATGAGCGGCCTGGAATGCTTCTTCTTTTTCTTCTTTGCTGGCAGATCCCTGATCCAGCCATTGGTGGCATCCAAAGCACCCCCATACGCTGTAGGCATCACTAGCCTTGATGCCCATTCCCTTCCCAGACATCGCAGAATTGTGATGACAAGCAACTGTGGAATCAGACCCCCCCCGGCAAAAGTTTTTGACCCTCAAAAGGCAAAATTGGTCTTGTGCCAGCTTCAGCAGGGATTTGTCTCTATAAATTTCATTCATCTGTCTCAACCCATGTTCCGCAGCTCTGCCCGCTTGCTGTATTCATTTGTCTTCCAAATTTCAATCCTTAGTTCCGCAGCCTTTAACATGAATTTGAGCCGTTCTTCCTCTTCAGTAGCTGCTCTTAGCCCTTTTAGCTGTTCCACATAGTCATCATGGGCGTACGCATAGGCTTCCTTTGCCCCAAGAGTTCCCTCTTCATTGCCCATTAGCTTGGACTTCACGGATCGTAGGTAGTTCTCAATGAACACACGGTTGGCTTTGGCCTCGGCGTACTTGGGGGCGTTATCCCGCAAGTATTCAACGGCTTTGTTCGGATCAATTTCCATGTCTATTCCTATAAGTTTTCGTCAATCAATTTCTGTACACCGGCACTCAAGTCCCCATTGCCCATGTCCAGCAGAATCTGATGCTGGATACGGGTGTGGTTGATGTAGACCTGGGAGTCGTATGGTCTTTCTCTTTTTCTTCCTGCGCCCTTACGGTAACCACCATGCTTACCAATAACCCTACCAAGTCTCTTAGCCCGAGCAGCCCTGCGCTTCTCCCGCTGGAGTTCTTTCAACCACTCAGGCTTTGTATATACAAATGGGTCTTCAATTTCCATCGAGCACTCTCAACATCATCACTGCGGCTTCAGGGCAATCTACCCTGCATAACGTGCCACCTTTCCAATTTTGGAAAAAATCAGCTTGTAAACCCGTAAAGCGCGCCTTACTATCAGTCTTAATTTCCATCAAAAAAGTCCAGTTTTTATAACCAACGAGCAAATCTACAGGCAAACCAATAATCCATACATATGCACCGGCATTTCTCAATGCCGCAACAATTTCTGCCTGATTAGCGTCTACCCTAGCTGCGCGTCTCATTCAATTTCTCCATCCTTGAATTGCCGTAAGTAAGCCTTGATCCGAGGAATAGCATCCCTGCCATAGTGATCCACAGACCGATTGACCAGCTTAACCATGTTTTCCCGATCTTTTGTCAAACAAAATGTTACCCATATTTCCCTTGCCCGTGCTAGTTCTAAGTACGCCTGATCACTCATAGCAAAGCGTCAACCTCTTGAATTCTTTTGCCAATCCATGCCATCACAGGCACAGCCATTGAGTTGCCCAGCGCCTTGTACCTTGGCCCGTCAGGGGTCGCCTTGCCTTTGGGCTGAATGTCGGTGTAGTTGTCGCCAAAGCCTTGGAGACGTTCGCATTCCACAGGGGTCAAACGGCGTACCGCCATTGATGCTTGCAAGACCGAATACACCTGTTGGGTGACTTCAGAAGATTGCGGAGAACGACTTGGGTCATTGGCGGCTGTCAATGTCGGGGCTACAACTGAAGTCGCCACCGCCATTGCTTGAACCAACCCTAACCCACCCTGATGGCAAGACGGGTCAAGCCCTCTAGAAGTGTCTAAAGTTTTTGAAACATCAACTTGATTGACACCGCTATCGGGATTGCTTGACTTCATGGAGTTGGAGGATAGGCTGTCAAAGGCGTATGCAATGGGTTGCATGACTGCCATTGCTTGCAGCGCCATATATCCAGCCGCAGCATAATCAATGCTGTTGCTAAACCCGCCTGATGTGTTGCGTGAAAGCATAGTTCCAGCTACATCATGCGTTGCCACCGCCATTGGATTCTTGGCTCCTAATGTCTGAGTCATGTCCACATCAGTCTGCGGGTTTGACATCTGCCCGCTGAATGCAATCGGTTGCGCCACACCATGCACACCTGTAGCGTTGAGCGTATACATTGGGCCGCCATCAGTAAACCCATCACCGTTGCCACCATTCTCTGGTTTTCGTCCTATGGTGTTCTCAGCAAGTGCAATAGGTTGCGCTGGAACAAACATAGGACAACCAGCATTGACGTGCTGATTTTCCAATCCCATTTTTGTGCCAAATGTCGTATCCAATGTGCTGCTTACGTCAGCGGGCCATCTACCGATTTGAGCGCCTTCTCTAACATCTCTGGCAAAACTTTTCCCCTTTTCTCGGCTCGGCGCAGGATGCCCCGACAGGCTGTGGCGCTCAAAAAGAACCGCTGCGGCAGGTCGCCAATCTCCAAGGTATCCGACAACGAACACACGGCGGCGTCGCTGTGCCACTCCGAAATATTGAGCGTCAAGCACCCGGTATGCGAACCCATACCCGAGGATTGCCAACCCTCCGAGGAAGGAACCAAAGTCCCGTCCTCCAGCGGAGGACAAAACGCCGGGGACGTTCTCCCAGACCAGCCAGTTGGGGCGATATCGTTTAGCAATGGCAAGGTAGACAAGCATGAGGTTGCCACGCGGGTCATCCAATCCTTTTCTGAGTCCTGCGACTGAGAAAGACTGACATGGTGTTCCTCCAACGAAAACATCGACATCTGCATCAGGCCACTCCTTAAATTTGGTCATATCGCCCAAGTTGGGTACGTCTGGATAGTGGTGCTGTAGCACCTTGCATGGGAAAGGTTCAATTTCCGAATAGGCTACCGATTCCCATCCCAATGGATGCCAGGCAACGCTTGCCGCCTCAATCCCGCTACAAACAGATAAAAATTTCATGATGCAACGTGTGGATAGTTCGGAAAGAACAAAGGCCGGTCATGCGGCTCTGCAACATATTGCTGGGCATCACGATGAAACCACAGCTTTACGGTAGGCTCACCTTCCCCGCTGCCTTCATAGTTCCGCTGCTTACGGCACAACAGGTAATGGTCAGGATCATTACTTTGCTTCGCAAACTCGCCTTGATCCTTGATGGCATCTTCCTTAACCTTGTTGCGCCAGACCAGCATGACGTTGTCCACTAAGTCTGTAATAGCCCCTGATCCCTTGTTGTCGTGCTTGTCGGGTACGCTATTCTCATTGGCTGGCTTCTTCAAGTGGTGGACAAGGTGGATGTGCATGTCGTAGTCCCGAGCCACAGAGGTCAACTCATCAACAAACTGCTTTTGCCCGTTGTAGTCATCTTCACCCTTCACGCACTTCGCCAAGTTATCCACAAAAACGTGAGTTATCCCCAACTCTTTCGCACAATACCGCACCATGCCAATGGTGGTGGCGGCATCCGCAGTCCCCATTTGGTCATACAGCCACATGCTGCCGGTAGTCCAATCGCCAAACTGGTCGTACAAGCTGTCAAGGGCATCTATCCCGTCTTCCCCTTGGAACTCCACCGAAAACGGATTACAACCAATCCACATCCGCGCCATCCGCTGTAGGGTTGTGGCGGGTTTCATCTCAAAACTGGCTACACACACCTTCTCTCCCTGTCCAATGAGGCTGAGAGCCACCTGGGATGTCATCAAAGATTTGCCATGCCCGTTCTGTCCTGACCACAAAGTAACTTCACCCTTGCGAAACTCAAAGTTCTCATTGGTCTTCGTCCACGGCAAGTAGGTTACATGCTGCTTGACCTTCTCCCGCAACCGGCTCTTAATCACGCCAACGTAGTCGGAAGCCTTTTTTACTTTGGTCTTCGCGTCTGTCTCCCGTAGGTACAGTCGGAAGTCAATCGTGTCACTCAATATTTCAGCCATGCCAATCAATCCAGTTATCGCAACAGGCAATTACTTTGCTTGCTGAGTGCTTTATGCATAAATCCAAGAGCGTCTTGGCCCGTTCCACGCTGTAGCTGCTGATGTGGACATCTAAGCCAACAGTGTACCGCAAATCAAGTGTATTCAAGTTGTCGCCATCGACACACACAACAGGATCGTCCTGAAACTCTTCCCAGGTAGTTGTGCAGGGGTAGTCAAGTAGCCAGATCGCAGACGGCTTGTAACCCTGCATACGCATCTTGATGATGCCGTCATGTCCCTTCATATCGCCCCCGCTAGTCTGTTGCCGGTAACAGGTGCTGCCTTGGTCACCCACTCGGCCTTAAAGCTTCTCCAGCCCCTGATAACGGTCTCGGCAAGGGCTGCATCCAATGTCCAGCCAGCAAGTGCTGCCTGTTTCTTGATGTCGGCAATGACCAGTTCGGTGATAGGTGCTTTCTTGGCTTTTCTTGCATCAACAAAGGATTCCCACACCTTTGGAGACACACCGTCAGGTGCTGCGACTCTATTATTATTTATTGGTTTATGTTTCTTGTTTAGTTGAACGGGCGTTGGACTAGCGTTCAACCGGCGTTCAGCAGATGCCTTACCTGCCTTGCTTGCATTGGAGAGACGCGCTCTGTACTGCTCTATTTCACGGTCACAACGGGCATTTGTCCAGCCACTTCCATCTTCTTTCAGCATAAAAAATAGTTGAAGAACAAACGCCACAACCTCTTGATGTTCAAGCATTCCGATTTGTCGTGCAACGCTTGTTAAACCACTGTTCAACGGGCGTTCATGCAAGTAGTACTCGTCTAATAAACGCCTGTAAGCAATATCTTCTAGAAGGCTCAAATGCCGAGTGTGACTTATGTAGTCACCGATGTTGAATTGGTAGTAATGCATCAGTCTTCCCAAATGTCCCAGCGTCCCGTTTTACGGAATGCGTCTTCCTGTTCCTGTTCTATTTCCCGTTGAAGATTCAGCTCAAAAGTTGACCAGAAAGCGGTCTTTTTCGACTCACTCTCATCCATGCCAATCAGCCCACTTCGGTAGGCTATCTGTTCAATGTCATAGCGGTTCATGTTTTCTCCTTAAAAAGTTCGTGGATGGGACGCAGCTTTCGGGCTGTAGCTATCTCAATTGCAGTCACCAAAGAGGCCACAATCGCTGCCTCCAGGTCTTCTGAATCGATGTGGTATTCAATACGGTCTGCCGCTATAGAAAGCAGCTCGTACGCCAGTTCTGTTTCGATGTTTTGAGGGTTCATCCGGTGACCTTACATCAAAAAACCAGAAAAAAAACTAGGGAAAACCCCTAGAAAAAAAGCGTACAAGCTGGTTTAACATCCGTTCCACTGCAATCAAGCAGCAACTTTAAAGGACACAAAATGGAACTTACTTTGATGCGTGTTACAAAAATTGAATTCGGAGAACTTCGCAATCTCAACAGCTGCTCCACTCGCACTTTCACCATCACGATGAAAGATGGCACACAGGCAACAGTTGTTTGCTTTGCCGACAATGACGAATACAAAGAATCCACAGAAGAATTGAAGGTGATCTTGTGATTACCGAATACACCTACGAAGGCGCTACCTTTGAAGTGGAATGTGATGTGGATTGGATGGATTCCAAAGACAACACCTATCTCACCATTGTTAGCATCAAGCATGCTGGCGTGGAGTTTTGGGACATCTTGCCACTTGACACAATCCAATTTATCGAAGAGCAAATTAACAATCGCATGGAGAATTGAAATGAAATCAGTATTTGAACAGTATCACGCGGAGTTCCAAGGAATTGACTACTGCTGCTATTGCCTAGAACCTAAAGGCGAAAAGTATTCTTGCTGCCAAGAAAATCATTTCATTTCGTTTGAGGATTTAGATTATCACGAACAGAAAGAAATCATTGAAGGCGAAATTGAATTAGCTGCATGGCAGTCACAACAACAGGCAAAAGCATATGGACGTTAATACATTACTCAAGCTCAATGTGAATGAACACACTGAGAAAAAAGGCAACCTGACTTACCTGTCATGGGCATGGGCATGGGCCGAAGCATTGAAGGCAGACCCTGCGGCTACCTTTGAGGTCAAGATGTTTGGGGATAGCTGCTATACCGACATCAATGGTACGGCAATGGTGTGGGTGACCGCAGTAATGTTTGGCAAAGCTATGACCTGCCAATTGCCGGTTATGGACCACCGGAACAAGCCCATCACCAACCCTGACGCATTTGCAGTCAATACGTCCATCATGCGCTGCATGACTAAGGCGCTCAGTCTGCATGGCTTGGGGCTGTACATCTACGCGGGGGAAGACTTGCCAGAAGCAGACACATCCCTAATTGACAAGATCACCGATGCTATTCGGGACTTGCATAGCAAAGGCGATATGGCAGGAATGTATGGGGAATGGGAATCCATTGCCGACAACGAGGTGCGGTTAGCAGTGTGGGCAGCACTGAAGCCGGACAGTAAGGTGCGCTCTGCTATCAAAGCGTATAAAGAAAAACTTGAATCAACAGAAAGCGATTAAATGGAATACGACAACACCAACCGGGGAAACCTCTTCAAGAATGACAAGAAAGAAGAGGAAAAACACCCAGACCTTAACGGCTCTGTCAACGTAGGCGGTACAGACTACTGGATCAGTGCATGGAAGAAGACTAGCAAGGCCGGTACGCCCTTCTACAGCCTCTCTGTGCGTCCAAAACAGGAGCAGGTAAGGCAGAGTAGCCAGCCTACCCGTAAAGCCAAGATAGACGATCTAGACGATTTCTTTTGATTTTTGGGGGGAAAGCAGGGTATCAATTCGCAGTTGCCGCCTAATAGCAAGTACCCCCTCCCCTAATTTTTTGGAGTACTTATGACAACGTATGCAGATGTAGAAATGGACATTGTGAGATGGGCAGAAGCGCGGAAGATCATTCCAAACAGCAACTCCCAGACTCAATTGTTAAAAGCTGTTTCTGAAATGGGTGAACTGGCAGATGCCACTATCAAACAAGATGGCCCAGGCATTGTGGACGGTGTGGGTGATGTGATGGTATGTCTCATTATTTATTGCGCTTTGCTAGACATCAACTTGGTGGATTGCATGGAATACGCATACAAAGAAATCAAAAACCGTAAAGGTACTTTGTTGCCCAATGGGGTATTTTTAAAGGAATTGCCATGAAAATAGTTCTTGATTTTTTTGCCCTTGTTGGCTTATGCGCCAGCATCATTGTGGCGGGGTTTTGGTTTGGATATGCATCATATGAACCCAAATGCCACACTATTGCATCAGTGTTTACAAAATATTGCAAATCAAACTAAAGGAACAAGCATGAAAAATTGGAATGTATTTGCCCGTATCTCTTTTTTGGAATCACAAGTCCAACAATTAACAGATCGTATCAACCATTTGTCAGCTCCACCATCACCATTGGCTGACCGGGCATTGATTGAATTGCGTAAAGCTAAACAACGGGAATATGCCCGTAGGTTTTATCTGAAAAAGAAAAAAGAAAAAGCTGCAAAATGAAAGCAGACACCACAACCATCGACCCCACATGGATGAGCAAAACTGGCGGATTTGCCCGCGATATGACTTTGCGTGACCATTTTGCTGCCCTTTCATTTGGAATACGCCTTGCCAAATATGACGATTGGACACTTTCAGAATTGACTGAGCAGGCGTATGTAGATGCAGACGCAATGCTGAAAGCGAGAGAAAAATGAACGACGAAGATGAAGACTTAATGGTTACGTTGTTTTTCATAGCGTTCGTTATCTTCATTTTGTTTTTTACAGGCATTGGAATTGCAGCATTTATGTGGAGTTTTTTATGACACCTGAAGACGAAGCGTTTGATGAAATAGCCCGTAAACAGGGAATGTGGGGTGGTGGCTTTATGGCTAAGAGGGCTATGGCTGCGGACAAGTTGCAAGAACCTGAGCATAAATGGGTAGGTCTAACAGAAGAAGATTTTTCAGCTATCAATCAATCGTGCTTTACCAAACTTCAAGCCGCAACAAGCGCGGAATCTATTCTGAAGGAGCGCAACACATGAGCAAACGTGACTTAGCACTGGATAGCCTGACGCGCATCTGCGAGATACAGCAACGCCTAATTAACCAGCTTATTGCAATGGAGCAGAACTCTTATTCGCGTGGGTATGAAGATGGAATGGCGGCACAGGCTGAAGTAGACATTGCATTAAATGAAATGGTGGTTAAAAATGAAGCTATATAACGCACCTAGAAATAGCACGATCGTGCTTAAAGATGGGTTGGAGCTAAATTTTCACCACGTTGACGGCATGTACAGTGTGTGTACAGATGATGAGGGGAATGTGTACCACATTGCCGCAACTGAAGAAGTAGAAGTTAAAGAAGAGTTTACATAAATGACTTTGGAAAACCAACACTATCAGCCTAAAGCCCCTGTGATTAGGGCTCTATTAAAAGCATTTCCTGATGGGTTAAGTGCTAATGAAATCTGTCTGAAGACAGGCATTTATGAAAGGTCTGTCCGTCCTACCTTAAAGAAGATGGCAGACTGTTACATAGACCGTTGGTTGCCTGGGAAGTTTAGAACACCACCAACAGCCATTTGGTGCGTTGTAGAAGTCCCTGAAAACTGCCCTAGACCGAGGAAACAAAAGGAATGAATATGAAAATCAATGCCACATTTAATGACGAAGAAGAGGCCATCAAAGCTATCCACTCAGGGTATGCTTGGCAAACTCTGCATGAGATAAACGAAATACTGCGCCAACATAGAAAACACGACTTACCTTTTGAGCAAGTCGTGTCCAAAATCCAAGCGTCTGTTCAAGACGCATTGGCTATGATCTACCCGGATTAAGCAGCCTCGTCTTCTTCCCAGTAGATTTCTTCGTCTTCGTCGTCTTCTTCGACCAAGAGCCACTCGCCAGTGTCTTCGTTCAACCAGTACCACGCATCGTACAGTTCGTCGTACCAGCAAAAGCACTCATAGTCTTCGTCGTAGACATACTCTTCGCCTTCTTCAAAAAAGCAATCAGGCAACAAATCAAATTCGTCTTCGTCTTCTACTTGCGCCGCACTGTTAACCAAAAATGTGAAATGAAACATAAGAAACTCCTAAAGGTTGATAACTTGTCCTCGAAACTCAACCTGAGTATCGCTCCATTTGTGAACTAACTCAGGCCACAAAAGCTTACCACCCTTGAATGTCAGCACGGCAAACCCACTTCTGTGGTTTAATGGGTTGTCTTCTCCGTATTCAAATTGTCGCCCATAAGGTTCTGCAAGAGTACCAGTATCTACACCATAACGATTACCCGTGTAGTCAGCAAATGGAACTACTTTAAGACTATGCAAATGGCCTGTAACAATGCTTATGCCAGCGTTTACGGTATTGTTATGGGCAGCATGAACGCCGCTTTTGTAACGGTGTTTAATAACGCAATCAGGCGTAGGCCAAACAGACCATGCAAACTCCCAGGCTGGTAAATGGTCTTCTAATTTAAACCCATGCACTTCCCGATACTGCGGGGCTTGTACTGCTAATTTGTTAGCAAAGCGGGTGTCGTGATTGCCCCAGATGAACAACAGTTTACAGTTGTGTCTAGCGGCTTTGGCTGTTTCTTCTATCTCGCCAAGATGTGCCTGAACCGCTTTTAGTTCTTCTATAACTGAAGGGGTCTTGGACCAGCCCAATGGATCATGTCTGCTGATAGATGCACCATCAAATGCATCCCCGTTACTGATAACGGCATGAGGCTTTAACTCTTTGATAGCCCATAATAGCCCTTTGTAAGCGGTAGTGTATTCACCGGGCCAAAAGTGAGCGTCAGAAAAGACTATGATTGTTTGATCAAGTATGCCAAGTTCAACGCGATTAAGAGATGTTTTGATGGGTTGCATGTAGGCATACGGCCTAGCAGCTTCATGGAAATTAACAAGCGGTTGATTGGTTTCCGTTTCCAATCTTCGTCTTCGCCGATGAACAGCGCGTTCATCCATCTCTAGAAATTCCGCTACTTTGGCAGCAGAACCTAACTGATTCCATGCATGTATAAATTCACCATTAGAAACTTTAGCTTGCATAAGTGACCCCGCAAAGTTGCGCGGAATCTAACACATATCTATTGCATCATTATGCAATCTTTGCGCCAGCTTGAAGTTGATCCATTGTCAAGCCGCTTGTGTATTGAAAATGCGGATACTCTTTGAACGTCTTCCAATCACCAGCCCACTCTAAACCGCAAGCCTTGCCGATCTCACCCACTTGTTTCCAAATAGCCTGATCGTCCCATACGGCCTTACCGTTGACTAATGGGACAACATCTAAGGCACAGCGGTGGTTATGCCAAGACTGTCCTGCTTTGGCTCTGGTCACTATGTTGCCAGGGGTGGTGCGTCCTTGAGCGTAGAGTGCGTTCTGGCTCTCGCTGTCGCGGTAGGTGGAAGTCACCAGCAAGTCAATGCCCTTGGCTTTGGCAGCTTCCACAAACGCTTGTGCCCGCTGTTTAACGGGTGGGGCTAAATCATCTAGGCTGCGGGAGTTAATCATATGGTTTCTCTACGTTTTGGCTTGGGCTTAACGTCTTCTTCCATTACTTTAGCCGGGACAGCAATGCAAGTAACTTCAACTGTGGCAGTAGTGGTTTTCTCATACCATTCTTTTTTCACCATCACGACCTGTTTGCATTCTTCCTCATCGGGATATACAGCAAGTTGCTGTAAGAATTCACAATGACTGTTAAGGCAGATGTACAGAACGGGAACGAAAAGGTTCATTTTGCTGCAACCCCGTTGATTTTCTCAGCAGTACGCATACCGGACAAGCCAAGCATTCCCAGCATCAAAGGCATCATGGTTCCCATGTCCATTTGAGGAAACTTGACGGGATGACCGTAGAGCGCCGATCCCCATTCAGCAAGAGGGCCAACAACGAATTGGACGGCAAAACCTGCACCGCAGACCCATCCAATGCCTGGTCTCCAACCCGAGACAAATAGAGACGGGTTGGCAGCTTCCACTTTATTGATGTCCAACTGTCCAGCAATGATTGACAGTTCGCCAGATTGCTGTAGCTTGAACAATTCCATCTTGGCAGCAGCAGCTTGTGCGGGATCAGGCCACAGCCTGTCCATGACTTTGCCACCAATGTCGAGAAGTGCGGATACGGGATCAAGTGCCATTTGAAGGTCCTTTATTAGTACGAATGTCTACAATCTTTTCAGCGGTCTTACCCGCAAAGATGGCAGTAATAACAATAATCATGGCTTGCCCTAACAAGTCCACATATGCTCCCCGAGTCTCTAAGTTAAAAACTGATAGCAGGGCAAAAAAGAAATAAGAAAACAACAAGAAAGCCACCGTCACCGGTTGAATGTTTCTTGCTAACCAGGATTCATTTTGCCCGTTCATACAGCTTTTCTATTTTTGTTCTGATACGCATGGTGTCTGATACGCCTAAGACTTGCGCCAGATTTGTGTAAATGAGTCCCAGCTGCTCTTTAGTGCAGACTTGGCCCGAGTCATCCAACCATTCAACAATTCGATCATGTCTTTCCTTTGGGTTGTTGTTGCTGTAAGCAATGTTTACAAAGTCGCTGACACTACATTCTCGCTTTTGTGTAGCGCCATACACCAAACTGGCGCACACAAAAAGAAGTAGCCAGCGCATCTCATTTGTCAGCTTTGTTTTCTAGCCGGTCAAACAAGCGTTCCAATGTGGCATCTATTTTGTCAAACCGGCTTTCAATGTCTTTCTTACTGACATAGTTTTTAGGTAGGTCAATTTCAATGGCTTTAAGGTCTGTTTTCAAAGCTTTGACAGAATCCCAAATTTCTTTACACCACCAGCCAATGGCGACAAGAAGTGCGCCACCGACAAAGTTCAACATTGCTTGAAATTCCATGATTATTTCATCCCCGGAATAAGTTCCCGTTGACCGGGAGGAGCCGCACCAATAAGTCGCCGTGTATCATAACTTTGAGCCACACCTCTTCCAGCTTTTAATGCGTAATCTCTCATACGCAATTGACGGGCTTCTTCTTCAGCACTCAGGCCAGCATTACCAGTACCTGAAAGCAATTGTGCTAATGGTCCCATAGCGCCATATGCAACCCCAGCAGCCTGACCGCCCGCTTTAGCATAATCGCCTTTGCTTGCAGATTCAGCAGCATTCACAATGTTAGGAAACGCCGTAGCCAGGAAAAGCGCCCCACCACCAGCAACAGCTTTTTTCATTGCAGCGGGAGAAGTAACTATTTTTCCATCTTTGGTATATGCGCCAGTTTCTCCAAAGGCTTTACCAAAATTACCGGCTTCTGCTTCTGAACCGGGTAGCTTGGCAGCAAACTCAGCCGCCAAAGAAGCTGGTACTCCTTGATTAATTTTCTTGCGAATTATTTGGTAATTTGCATCATCACCAATAGGCTTGCCTTCATTAAAATAATCAATAATTTTTGCATAAGCAGGAATGCCATAAGTATTAGTAAGGCTTCTATCTCCTACGCCGTAACCTTTTAGAACAACTTTGCCTTCTTTTGCATATTGATCTTGAACGGTTTTAGGAACGCCCGTTATGGCAGTTTGCACACGCTCAGGCAAAACAGCAGTAGGTGTAGGCGTAACAGGGGCTGTAGTAGCTGCTAATGCTGCGGGCGGTGTAGGCACTACAGGTCTACGAGGGCCAGTAAATTCAGGGGGGCCTACAGGCTGCATTGGGCCAACAAACTCACCTGTTGCAGGTATACCAGCAGCGGCTTTTGCTTGTAATTCTTGAAGCTTAGTGTTGACAGGCGCAGCAGCAGGAGCAGCGGGTGGCGCAGTAGTAGCCCCAAATGCAGGTTCGTTAACAGCAGAAGTCTCATCTGCCAGACCTTGCAGTCTACTCATCATTTCTTCTTGGCTTAAGGGCGCGGTTTGAGCAGTAGATGCAGACCAAGCTGGTTCATCTAATCGTTGAGCGCCAAACATTGGCGGTTCACGGCGTTCTGAACTAACAGCAGACGCACTGTTTGCCATCTTGTCTTTGAGCGTCTTGTAGCCCATTACAGCAGCACCACCGGCAGCAGCAGCACCAGCCAACATCAATGGGTTTTGAGCAAACTCAGGAATCAAAGGGGCTGCTTGTTCTTTTTCAACTTTTTTTTCTGCTAGCCTTTTAGATTCCGCATCTACTCTACTGCCAGCTTGCGGAATGGCTGCTGTAGTTGCTCCTGGAGTCGTAGCCAATGCAGGTCTGCCACTATCCCATCCAGAATTGTTGCTATCTTTTTGGTCAAAACCGCTACTTTCAGACGATGAAGAAGCTAGTTCAGCATTAATTTCATCATCACCATATCCAGCAGCTTTAGCATCGGCAATAAATTTTTCTTTATTGAAAGCCATGTTTATCCTCCAGCAGCTTTTAACAAAGCTTTAATTGGTGGTCTTGCAGGTTCTGCTTTTTGTTTTGTGGTTGCAGAATTATCCTTAACTTCAATATCTCCAATAAAATCATGTGCAACTTTAATTAATTTTGCGTATTTATTTTGAATTTCTTTGTATTGCGGGGTGTCAACAAATTTGGCTTGCAATTCTCTAGGCGAAGGATATGAACCAGTTTTTTCATATTGCGGCATAACATCTTGTTTAAACTTATTAAACGCTTTCATGGTTTCATCGTTGTAATCAAGCTGGTATGTTTGAGCATTGACTTGAGCGCGTCTATCAAGAATGTTAGAAGCACTTGGCAATACCGTAAATGCTGGCCTACCACCCAATTCTTTTACAGACGCCAATCGTTCTGCTTGTGAATCAGCAATTTCTTTTGAGTAAACCAAAGCTTGACGCAAAGCAGATTGTTGGTCTGACGTCAGTCCAATAAGTTGCTTGGAAGTCATTATGCTTTCAAGCGTTTTATTAAATGTATCGCCTTGTTCTTGTGAAGAATGACTTCCTTTAATGATTTGTTTTAATTCAGAAAGGTTATGTTTTTCACCATTTTCATTTACTAATTTTCCATCTGCTCCAAGAGTAAAGACCCCAGGCCATCCAGCCCGACTAGTCATTCCTTTATCTACGGTTGTGGATTGACCGCTCGAAACAGACTTGTCATAGCTATCAAGGTTTTGCAGGTCTGTGCTTTGCCTTTGGTTACGCGAAAGTTGTTGAGCAACACCGCCCATAGTATTTGCATACCAATCGCTTTTAATAAATTCTTTAGGAAGACTGTTTAAAGAATCTCTAATAAATCTACCTTTTAAGGCATCCGCTGATGCACCAGCAGTAAAAATGTTTTCTGCTTGCGTATCTTTAGCATATTGCGTTACATTTTTTTCTGCATTTAATGTACGACTTTTAGCAGCAATAGTGTTTTCATATGCGCTATAACCAATTTTTCGTGCATCAGCTTCTTCTCGGCTAATGATGTTGCCTTTAGCGTCAATCAAGCGCACACGTTGGCCTAAATCATTTGTTGTTTGTGTATATGAATTACCTTCAGGATCCCATATAACATTATCTTTTTCATTCCCACCAGTCAACATAAGACCAGCACCTACTTTATCTCCCATCAACCAACGAACTAATGCAGTGCCATATCTAGGATTGTCTTTAATTGTTTCAAAAGTTTTAGCAGCAGCAATGTTGGCTTCTGGGCTACCAGGGACAGCTTTGGCAATAGGCTCTGTAAGAGTTTTTAATTCATATTTGCCATTTTCTACAGTTTTGGCTGCATCAATAGCTGTTTGCCCAACTTCAGATGTAGGGTTTTGTTTTGCAATATTAATTAAAGCAGCAGAATCATGGTTTTCAACAGCTTTATTGTATGCATTAGGATCAGGTTCTAATGAAATTCCTCCACTAACCATATTTTTAATTGTTGTTACAAATGGATTGCCTTCTGGTTTATTGTCATCAGAATTTCCTAAAGGAATGGCGGTTGTAAATAGTCCCATGATTTTTCCTTATGCAGCGCCAAAAAGACCGCCAATGGATTTGCCAATTCTTTCTCGTAGTCCAGGCCCACTCATAAAATCCATGTTAGTTGGTGGCACAACGCCTCCCATAATAGGCGCAGGAGGCGCAACACTAGAATTAAATGCTAAAGCTTGTTGTTCGTTGGCAGGTTGAATAGATGATGTTGGTTCACCATGAGTATTCATTAATGTTTTGACAGCATCGTCTGCGCTCAAGCCGTTAGTTGCTGCTGGGGCAGGTGCGACTTGTGTTGGAACAGCAGCGCCAACAGGCGCTTTATATGTGCTTAATTTTCCATTAGTAATGCCAACACCTAATTTTGTATTTAGCCAATTTTCTAAACCACTTGAAGACACTCCAGTAGCTAAAAGAAAACGGCCCAAGTCCAAACCATCACCAGAAGTGTAATTTTCTGTTCCGAGATTTTGCATCCCGAGGTTGCCAAAAGCACTAGTTGCCATATATCACCTCACAATTTAAAACCAGAACTCTTGCTTTGACCAGTTTGGGTAGTGCCTTGAGTGCCAGTGTAATTAGGATTGGTAGATGCTTGTGGTGTACCAAACACCACAGAAGCGTATTTCTGATAGACATCTTGGGGTACACCAGCATAGCCCACTTGAGAAGCGGCAGCTTGGTTTGCAGCGGTAAGACCAGCGCCACCGAGAGTAGCTAGTTGTTGGGCAGCAGCAGCTTTGTTAGCTTGTACTTGAGCCTGTGCGCCAGCAGCAGCAGTAGCTTGTCGTTGAGCATTTAAGCTAGCTAAATTGGTATCCGCCAACGCCATGCGGGAAGATCCTAGTCCACCTGCACCGCCATACATGGCGTTTTGCCCTTGTTGTGATTCACGGGCAGATTCCCGCCCAGCTTGCAATGCAGCGTTTACTTGATTTTTTTCGTAATTTGGATTAAAGAGTGACTGCAATCCTTGCAAACCTGTAACCAACGAACTAGCGCCTGCTGCACCTTGGAGAGAACCTGTTTTTCCAGCCACATTACTGGCTTGATTAGCTGCTGTTGTAGCCGCAGGTGCAACTTGGTTATAAACATCTTTGGCTCCTGTTACGGTGTTTTCATATGCTGGCAAAAAGGTACTTTTAAGCGCAGCATTTTGAATTGCAATTGTTTCGCGTTGTTCAGGGGTTAATTGAACAGTGGTTTGCTGATTACCTGATGATTTACCGCCGCCCATGATTACGCTCCTTTACCTTTTCCGTTGGAATCGGATTGAGTTGATGTACCATTGTCTGAATTATCCCATGAACCAATGGTTTCTGAATAAATGTTACGTTTACCAAAAGCCGGTTGCCGTCCTTGCCCTGGATAAGTTATGTTCCCGTAATTGCCTTGACCTTTGCCTTTGCCAGTATTCCATGATTTGCTTGCATCTGCCAAAGGTTGAGTTTGGACAAAAGGTACAGGCGGGGGCGTACTAACAGTGCTAGATGGCTGAGATGCCTCACGCCTTAACTGTTCTTCTGCTACTTGTGTTATGCCCATGCCCATAATTTATCCTTAACGAAGTTCAGCCCACATTGCCACGCCACCGCCAGATGCTCCAACACTATAAGAAACACCATTAGGCACCATAGGCGGGGTAAGCGTTGATCCACCCATCTTTCCAGATGTCTGAGAAGATTGTGACGGCTGGATTTGTGCAGTAGGAACGCCCATTTTAAGCTTTCGGATATTTGTCTTTTATTGTTTGAATAGCTGCTTTCCATTCAGCTATACCACCATGATAAAGAAGATCAAATTGCTGTTGAATTGATGGGTATGCCATTGCTCGTTTTTCTGCATACGTCAAAGACGCTTGAACCACAGTTTCTGTTTGATCTTGCAATACAATCATTTCTTGTTCAGTAATTTGAACGCAGCCAATTGGCAACAAAGAAAAATGTTCCGCAGAATCAATCCAATGCAATTTGTTGTTTAAGTCTTTGTAATGAGGCATTTGTAATCCTTAACGAAGTTCAAACCAAGCTAATAAACCCGGATTAGAAGAAGAATAACTACCACCAATAGGTACTAAAGCATTACATCCACCATTAGATGCGCTACTTACAGATGCTCCAGAACTTACCGCTAAACCGTTTACTGTAATTGAACCACCGCCTTGTGGCGTAAAAGAAATGCTTACCATAATAGGTTTGCCTGTGGTGTTGTAATAGGTAACGCCATTTGCCCTAGAAGCCGTTAAATCTTGCCATGTTTGGCCTACACCAATTGCTAAATTTGTGCTGCTTGACCAAGTTGTGCCGTTGCTTGTTAACACATTGGTAGACGTTCCCGGAGCAATTAACTGTACTGCGCTTGTACCATTACCAAGCAAAACATTATTAGCAGTGATTGTCGCAAGACCAGTACCACCATTGGCTACCGGCAGTGTACCTGTAACGGCAGTAGTCAAAGGTAAGCCCGTTACATTGGTCATTACACCCGATGCAGGAGTTCCCAAAGCTGGTGTAGTCAATGTAGGGCTAGATAACACTCCATTATTAATTGTGGGTGAAGTTAACGTAGGGCTAGTAGCCAAAACAATATTACCGCTACCAGTAGCAGTTGATGATCCACTGCCACCTTTAGATACAGGCACAGGAGCATTTAAAACAGTAGGCGCTACTTGCCCCGATGAATCCAAATAATTGGAAAAATTAGCAAGATTCATTGCTTGAGTCATTTGAAGCCTTTCAATTGCTTAATTTGCTTTTGGAGCAAGTTAATTTGCTTTTGCATATGTTGAAACATGTCGCTAATGGTTGGTTCATGTTCTATGATTACAGGGTAATCCATGCCACGCACCGCCGCAGAACTCAAGGAAGAAGCAGAAGCTTCACCTGCACTGTTAAATGATAAATATTGGCTTGGTTGACCGCTAAAACTAGCAGCACCAATGATGGTGTAATTGTATGTCAATGCAGCAGAACCGGGCATTGTGTAATCCGTTCCGGGACGCAACAAGGCTCCGTTAAACCACATCAAATGTGAATTTCGATAAAACGGGGTAGAAAACACCACATTGGTAGAACCAGAACTGGTTTCAGTGTAGTTTTCAGCAAAAATCAAAGTGCTGGCATTGTTAAAAGCAAATACCACAATGTCTAAATTGCCGCCAACAGAAGGATTATTAAGGACATAGCCTTGATTGGTTCCGACATAAGAATAATCCGTGTCTACCAACAATACGCCATTCAAAAACAAAAATTCAGAACCATCGGTATAACTGGTGGATATAACTGTTTGACCATCTGTCAATGTTTGGTTATATACAACAAAAGGCACTTTGTCGGCAGAAGTTGTGCCATCAATCAACCTGATGTAATAAATGGCTACTACGTCATTGAGCGCACAAGCAGAGGCAAAAGTGACGGTGGTGGAGGTTCTGGTGAAGTCTGTGCCGGGCTTTAAAAAGCTACCATTGCGAAACACCAAAATTTGGTCAGGCTGGGCATTTGAAAAAGTAAAAGCAGTTTGACCCGCCGTAGCATGAGTCAACATGGAACTGAACCGCACTTGGTCAGCAGCACCAGTTTGGACCACCCTGCCAAAAGAATCTACCGTGATGGATGATGTCACCAATGGATTGATGGTAAATCCACCAGTATTTTTACCTTGTCCATAGGTATCCAGATTGATGCTAATGATGCCATTTACACTGGAGGACGAATAGGCCAAGCGTCCGTCAGTAGGACTTGAGATGTTGGTGACCACTTGCCCAGAACGTGCGTAGACATCAATGTATGGGTCAATTACATCCGTTTGAACGGTGACGTTTTGCCAACCAGAATTATCTGGAGCATCTTGCGTAAAGCTAAATTGCACCGTGTTGCCACTAGCAGTTCTTGCCCACAAATTGATGACGGTCAAAAATGTAGCGCCAGCATCAAACCACAAGTAGTCTGCGGGATTGTTGTCCAATGTCAAAACATCCGATGCTTGCAAACCAAAAAATTGTTTGCCAGCAGGACTAGAGGTAATTCCTGTACCAATTAGGTCATTGGCATACCGAACTAAAAAGTAACGGTAGGGTGATTGAACAATTAAAGGAGTTTGGGAAATGATGCCAATAGCATCTGTTGTTCCCAAGGTAAAAACATCAAGGTTTAAGACATCGCCCTTGTATTGGATAAAACCAATAGGTTGATAGGTGGAAGGCAAAACATCAATGTTTCGCGCACCATAGCATCGGTAATACAGCTTATAAGTGCTACCAAACGCAAAAGGTGACCATTCGTAATCTAAAGGATTGGTGGATACGCTGCCATCAGTGCTTGTGTAAATGCCGTAAAACAATTTGCTTGTAGGAGAGGAACTAAACCCTGTGCCTACAGAATCATCGGCGTACTTAAACACCAAGTATTGATTAAAAACAGCAAACGGGTTGTCTAGGTCAATAGACCGCACAGGAACAACACGCCAATTTTGATTATTGTCAGGTGCTTCTTGTGAGGCAGCAAATGCCGCATGCCTACCACCCGATGTGGTAATCCATAGCACTTTGGTAATGCCAAAACCACCAGTTACTTGAATCCATGTGTAATCAGCAGGAATGGTGCTTTCAGTTGCGGTATCGTCATTGCGAATACCAAAATACAACCTTCCATATGGATTGTCAGAAAAATTTAATCCAGCAATGTTGTCGGCATATTTAATATCCAAATACCGGTATTGGTATTGGATAATGTCCCCCATGCTGTTAGAAATAAATCCCGTTGTAGGATTATTGGAAACAGTGTACGAAGTGGGAGGCGTACCATTGTTTAAATTGGCAAGCAGATAATTAAGCGCTCCCGAAATTTCGGAGGGGCTAGGATCGCCATCTATAGCAAAAGCCATTAGAACGCATCCTCAACCACTGTAGCTTGCCAATTCAACGCTGTTAGATTCCATGTGTCGGTAGCATCATTAGAAGCTACTTTGACTGATATGGTGCGTACATTGTTTTGTTGAGTAGTCACCCAAGGCGTATCTGTAGCAATAGACACTACACCAGTTTGCCCATAAGTAGGTGTTTGAGCGGTAGAGTTAGCCCCGCCCACAGTAATGTTCATGGTTCCGCTACCAGACACTTCAGGCAGCAAACGATGGGTGTAAACCTTAGAACTGTACGGAACTGGCCCTTTGTCAGTTTGTAAAACAATGTTGTCCCGTTGAAACAAGCAATTGATTGCACCACTATTGATGAACGAATTGCCTATGCCGGTCTGAATGATCTTTTGGTTAGTAGCCCCGCCAGTAAGGTAGGAAACCGTCCTAGAGGCGTATTTAAAGGCTCCGCTAATGTACTTAGGCGCTTCACATCCATTGCAAGCATTGGCTACATCTTTGGGGGCATTCCACACTTGCAGATCATACCGCCACGACAGCATTTTGTTGCACCACCCTGTAGAAGTTAAATCAGGGTAATACAGTTCAATTTGGTTTTTTTGCGTATTGTTGACCATAAAAACACGATCAGAATACGTTGTACTCAAATTGGCAAAAAAGTAATCACGAACTTTTTGGTTGCCCAATGGATTGAAATTGGAACCATCAAAAATCCAAATGTCTCGGCTATCCACACCGTACACATTGGCATCAGTGTTAGACCAGCAGTTATTGTTGAGCAATCCACGGCCTTGGTTAAATAGCCGCACTCCAAAAATGGGAGCCGTGCTGTTTTGGTAAGACAAGGGAGCAAAGATTACGGTATCCCAATACGAGCAAACATAGAAGTTGGCTCCCAAAAAAAATCCATCAACAATAGGGCCACGCAACGGAATTTCTTGTTCGTTGGCAATGTTGGTTAGGGTAGGTGTCCAAGTAGCAGGAACACCTGTGTTTGCAAAGGACTGCGACCACCGCACTGTAGTGGGATAGTTAACAGTAGTGCCGCTAGAGATAAAGTCTTTGGTTAGATTGCCTGCAACCAGGATGTTGCCAACATTGGGAGAGCAGAAGTTGCGTACAAACTCAGCCCGAACTGCACTCACATTGCTTTCGTAGTTCCATACATAGTTATCAGGAGCGGCACCATACAGATAAATTTCTGTAGCTGTAGGCAAGAAATACATGGGCGCTCTAAGAGCGTCATTGATAAAAAACACATTGCCAACCCATGAAGTGGTGATGTTGACATTGTCGGAATAGCCGCTCAAAGCTACGTTGGGATTGGCTCCAACGCCTGGGGTAATGTTGGTGATTCCAGAAGCAGTTATTGCATACCACTTACCGGCATTGGTGGCAACAATGTAAGTCCAGATGGCTCCCCGAAAACCGCCGTCTACAAATACAGGATTGCCGGGTACTTGGCTAAGAATAGCTTCTTCACCAGAAATTTTTTTAATACCCCGTACATCAGCTTCCACATTTAAACCAGCGTTGTACTCATTTGCCCCAAGTGCGTTTGACGGCACATCGGGTGTAAACGACATATTTAAAAATGGAGTCCGAAGACGGGCGTAATCAGCCATGTTTTATCCTTGCTGAACCCAAGAAGTAGTTG